GCGGCCTCTCTGGGAGAGGGCTAGAGCTGTTCTTAATGGACAGACTCATGCAAGAGCATATGATGACTCGATTGATACCGTAACGTACAATAACTTACTATTACCTTTCTCCCCTACAATGAGTTCACAGCAGTACAACTTTTATCGTGCTGAAGGTGAGCTTCCTGGACTAACAGCACAGTATGCTAAAGTTCTTGTAGGCGGCTTATTACGTAAGCAAGCAGCTATTGAGCTTCCAGAGAATATGTTTCCTGAAGGAACTGAAGACTGGATTCGCACTTCTTTTGGTGCTGATGGTACTTCACTACATGGCTTTTTAGATGCGGCTATTTGGGAAGAGCTACAGTCGTCTAGAGCTTGGTGCTTAGTAGACTACCCCACAGTAGCTAATCCAGACGCTCTCACTATGGAGGAGGCTAAAGCCTTGTCACCATACGTGATGCTTATTCAAGCAGAGAACATTATTAACTGGCGTAGGGGTCAAGACCGTAATACTAACAAACAAGTATTAACGAGTTTACTTTTCCGTTACTATATGGAAGACTATTCTAAAAATGAATTCCACCCAGACTATGTAGACACTGTTACTCACTATTATTTAGATGAGTCAGGATTACTTGTTGTAGATACTTACACACGAGACACTAATGAGTCTGTAAGTGTTATTAATGGTAACGTTACATCCAAGTATCAAACAGACAACGCTAATGCAGCATGGTCAAAGACACGTACAGAAGTACCTCTGATGAACGGTGAGAGAATGAACTTCATTCCAGCCTATCCATTGAATGGTCAGATTGATCCTGTTGAGCCAATCCTACAATCATTGATTGATCGTGAGATTGCTCTGTACAATAAGATTAGCCGACGTAATCACTTACTCTATGGTGCAGCCACATACACTCCAGTAGTCATGTCAGATATGACTGATGAAGATTTTGAAACTATTGTAGAGGCGGGTCTAGGCTCATGGATTAAACTCCGTGCTGGAGACGATATTAAAGCATTAGATACTCCAACAGGCGCTTTAGCGGATATGGAAAAGGCTATTGCGGCCACTATTGAAGAAATGGCTCGTATGGGCATTCGTATGCTCTCGCCAGAAGGTTCTTCAGGTGAGTCAGGAGTGAGTCTAGAAATTCGTAATGCTGCTCAGACTGCTCAACTAGGTATGCTCAATACTCGTATCTCAGAGACAATGAGACAGATCATTACAGTAATGCTTAAGTGGAAATACAATATCGATGTTCTTCCGACAGATGTTAAGTTCACATTAAGCGCTGACTTTAATCCTACTCCTGTAGGCGCAGACTGGATGAGACTAGTTACAGAGTGGTACCAGCAAGGTATTATTCCACGTTCTACATTTATTTCTATTGCTAAGTTCAATGATGTACTCCCAGCTGAGTATAACGATGAAGATGGCATAGCAGAAATTCAAAGTGACCCTCTAGTAGACACTAAGGCAATGAGCATAGATTCTTCTATCTCAGACACAGATAATATGCGCCCTAACAATAGGGACGATGACAACGACAACACTGTATAATACGGGCATCCTTGATGCATATATTGTATGGTATCAAGGGGAAATATGCCAACTCCTATTAATACGGAAATTTATGACAGAATTGTACAGCACTTAGCTGATACAAGACTCTATGAAGCGGAGACCTCTACTAATGTTAGTAGGGGCATCCGTAGACACCAAAAGCGCCTTAGAGTGCTCTTAACAAAGAACATTAAGGCTGATGTAAAGCCAGAGGTAACTCGAGCAACAAAAGAGTTGCACATGATTGCTAAGAATTCAGTTAGTGATTATGCGGATGCCTCTGTAAGCTTTCATGCTAACAATTTAGAGAAGAGTGCTGGTTCATTCTTCAGAGTTCAGAAGCCTAGGGGTAGCGATGCTATTCCAAAGCTTATTGGACCTAATATTACAGCATCTAGAAGCTTAAGAGATCACTTCGATACTGTTGGTACGAGTGAACTTGCTAGGATTGATGGAAAGATTAAATCTGGTTTAGCAGACAATAAGCCAGTAAAAGAAATTATTGCAGATGTAATTAAGACAACCACCTTGACTGAGGTTCAGGCTAAGGTCTTGGTTAGGACTGCTATTACTAATACACAAGCACAAGCGCTTAATTTAGTAATGGATCGTAATAAAGAGGTTTTAAAGGGTTACAGATTTACTGCTGTACTCGACAATAGAACTTCAAGAATCTGTGCACACCATGATGGTCAGGTATACAAGATCGATGATCTAAGGTTTAGACCACCACTTCACTGGAATTGCCGTAGCTCTATGGTTCCTGTTTTAAAGAACAAGGAAGAATTACTGAAGGCTGCTGAGGCAGAAGATACAAGAGTAAAAGTTAACAAGTTAAAGGAGACCTCTGAAAAACTTGTTGATGGTAGCTTACCGCCAGTGGAGACTTATGGTGCTTGGCTTAAGCGCCAGCCTATGATGGTTCAAATTAAACATTTAGGTAGTGAAGAACGTGCTGGATTATTACAAAAGGGTATTCTAGATGTAAAGGCTTTTACTACTGCTAAAGGTCAACAACTAAGCATTGCTGCATTAAGGAAGCTTGATAACGCAAGAACAAGTTTCTTCCCAACTAGACAGTCAGCTGTAGCTGAGGCAGAGTCTAACTTGTTTGCAGTTAATGTGGCCAGGCCATACGAGCTAATGAGGAATACAGAGGCTACTAAACAATTGAAGGCAATGTATATTGCAGACACTGAGAATACTGCTCAGACTATTTCTTTAGTAGATTATCGTGGTACTACTTTAGCAGGTAAACGATCAGTTCGAATTAGGGCAAACAATGAGTTTGATGAGCGTAACAATAGCTTTGATCCATTTACAGGTGAACAAAGTTCTACATTACTCTATGATCCAGACTTTGGTGTATTACAAGAACGTATAGACTTTATTAAGAACTCTAAGGCTCTTAATCAAGAACAAAAAGCATGGATTCAACAATTCGTTGAAAGCTTAGATGACTCAGTATCTGTAAATCAACAGACTGCTATTGCGGAGAATCTACGTGTCGTGTTTGAACGATACAATAATGATAAGCAACCTTGGGTTAACTTTATGAATGTTGCCCGTGGTGAAATGCAGTATTCTGTAGTTAACACAAGTCGTATTCTAGATCGTAGATCAAGAGCTAGGTCTCAGCAGTTTGACTCTTACGGGGTTGCGGGAGAGCCAGCTAAAGTTCAGATCTTTGGAAAGTACTATACATTTGATGAGGTCATTCAAAACAATATAGACAATCAACGATATGTCCGTAACTGGGCTGCTACTGAGGGTAGACCTCTCGCTAGATCATTGTACTATACAGGTAGGACACCTTTGTACACTTGGTTTAGAGGTGCGCCTAGAATTGGCGTTGATGTGTTCAAGGATAAAGTAGTTAAGTTTTTGTTAGACAATATTCCTGGAGCTAAACTGTTCTTTAAAGACAAAGCACCTAGCGAAAGATTGATTGATGAGTTCTTAAGAAACAGAAGAGAAGACTATCGTAAAATTGTGGACTTAGAGTTTTTATTTGGTAAACGAAGACAAAATTATTTAAATCAATTAGTAGAGGGTGGTTTAAACGACAAGAAAGCAATTGACACTTTATCAAAGGTATTAACTGTTGTTGCTGATGGTAAGTCAACTGACTACGATTCATTGGCAATCAATGTAGGTAAAACACTGAGAGAATCTTGGAATGTCGCAGACTTCCCATTCTTTAAGCCTACACTACAAGACTACCATGCTGATGGCTCACAGATTCTTACAGCATTAAAAGATAAAGGCTACATCCGTGTAGTTATGCGTGGCAAGACTAGAAGATCAGTTGTTGATCTTGAAACTGGTCGGGCTAGTGGACCTTGGAGAGACACTGTTAGTCGTGAAGTTCAAATCTTAAATAAAGATATGCTCAACTTACAGAGAGCTAATCGTAGTGCTTTATTAGCAAAACGAATTGGTATTAACTCTGATAGAGATAAGCTTTATGTAAGACCTGGGGCCAAGACTTATTTTGATGCTAGAGGTAATAACACAGGTATCCCTATTATTACACGTAGAGCTAACGCTAACTATGACAAAGTATTGATTGATCGTGATTTTGCTGATATGCTTAATCACACAATGTCAGTGAAATATGAGGTGGATAATGAGTATGCTGGATTCATGGAAGATGTTGTGCGCTTTAGAGATCCCCGTGGGAATGTAAAGAAGTATGATGACTTGAATGACTTCAGAAAACTTATTTTGACTCGTGGAGATCAGGGATATAGTTTCATGCAGACAGTAAAGTATCATCGAGACACTGGAAAACCATTTAGCGTTGTTGCTAATATCGATGGTCGTGGTCGTGTTTACTATCAAGGCTTCTTGACACCTACTGGTGGTGAAGTTGTTCGTCCGTTTTTAAATACTGCTAAGGCAGAGCCCGTTACACCTGAAATTGTTCAGGAGTTAATGATTCAGACTGGCTCTATGATTGGTCCAGCTACTGAAGCACTAACACAAGCAGGTCGGATGGAAATCTTTATGAGAAATCAAAAAGATGTTCTTAACTTAGGCCGTCTAATGAGAGAGACTACTCAGCGTGATAGGCGTATTAGGGAATTTCTAGAACATCCTTTAATTCGAGCACAAGAGGCAGAAGAGATTCCAAAGATTTCTAGACTAGCTATTGAGTATGCTCGTATATATGATCATGTAGGTGGTGACTTTACTGATGTAAATAAACTAGCAACATATAAAACAAAATTAATGATTGAGAATGATGCTTCATCCTCTGGTGCTCAGATCATCGGATTAAGTACTGGAGATAGAGATATTTCAATCAACTCAAACGTATTACCTACATTACAAAAGAATCGTTTGTATGACTTAGTAGCTATGGATACAGTGTCTGATCCAGAGTTCCAGAAAATACAAGGATTGA